TGCACGAAATAAAGCAATTAAACGAATATATTAAAAATAAGAAATAATGGGAAGACCAAGAAAAAAAGCACAAGGATTAGGCGATACAGTTGAAAACGTTTTAGAAGCAACTGGAATAGCAAAAGTAGCGAAGTTTTTATTAGGCGAAGATTGTGGATGCGATCAGCGAAAAGCAAAGTTAAATAATTTGTTTCCATACTCAAAACCACTTTGTCTTGAAGAAAGTGAATACAACTATTTACACGAATTTTTTAAGAAGCGAGTTACAACTTTAAAACCAAGTGAGCAAAACGAATTGTTAAGGATGTACAAAAGAGTTTTTAATTCAAAACAAGAAGCGACTAATTGTACTTCATGCTGGATAAAAATCATTGATGAGCTAAAAACAGTTTATAATGAATATAAAGATTAGTTTGATATTAGTGTTATTTCTTTTTTCATGCAAGAAAGAAGTAAACCAAGTTGCAGAACCAAAATGCAACTGTTACGAAAGACATGAAGTTAATACACCCGTACAAGGTGGATTTGATTTCTTACTAGACTATAACACTACTGCAATAGAAGATTTATGTTCTAAGGAAACTGGACAATGGATTTATTACGGTAGTGTAAGTCAATATAGGTACAAAATAATTTGTGATTGAATAAACAAAAAAAAATCAATGGCAGGAAAAGGTGGAGCAAGAGAGGGAGCAGGACGCAAACCAGTTGCAGAAGAAAAGAAAGTCACTGAATTAATAGTTAAAGCACTTAAAGGATATCATTCAGTTGATACAGATGAGGAAGCTAAACTAAAATTTATTGCAGATTTATATTCTACTCAAAGAGGTCAAATATTTTTGGCAGAACATTTATTTGGTAAACCAAAAGAAACGATTGATAATACACACACAATAAATAATTTTGAGTTAAAAGATATTTTCAGCTTTGATAGTTCTAAATGATAAATTCAAACCATTATTTAATTCAACGTCTCGTTATTTTATTATAACGGGTGGTCGTGGTAGTTCAAAATCATTTGCTTTAAATTCATTTGCTTCATTACTTTCATACGAGGCAAACACAAAAATTCTATTCACAAGGCACACAATGACAAGTGCGCATATTTCAATCATTCCAGAGTTTAAGGAAAAGATAGAATTAATGCAGCGTGAACAAGACTTTCTAATTAACAAAACAGAAATTTACAATAGGTTATCAGGTAGTGAAATTTTATTTCGTGGTATTAAAACAAGTTCAGGCGATCAAACAGCTAACTTAAAATCCTTGCAAGGTATAACGGATTGGATAGTTGATGAAGCTGAAGAGCTAACAAATGAAAACACCTTTGATAAAATTAATTTATCTATTCGTAGTAACAAAAAACAAAACCGAGTTATTTTAATACTCAATCCGGCAACAAAAGAACATTGGATTTACAAAAAATTCTTTGAAGAAAAAGGAGTAAGCGAGGGTTTCAATGGAACGATTGGAGATACTACTTACATACATACAACGTACCTAGATAACATTAAGCACTTGCCTGAATCATTTGTTAACGAGATAGAGCAAATGAAAGTTAAGCATCCAACTAAATACAAGCACCAAATATTAGGGGGTTGGCTAGATAAAGCGGAGGGTGTAATATTCACGAATTGGTCCATTGGAAAGTTTGAGAATGTAGGTACTTCGGTATTCGGTCAAGATTTTGGATTCAGTAATGATCCGACTACATTGGTAGAAACTTCAATAGACAAAGCAAACAAGAAAATTTACTGTAAATTACACTACTATAAAACGCACCTTACAACGAGCGATATTTTACAACTTAATACAAACTATGCTAATCGTAATTTAATTGTAGCAGATAGCGCAGAACCTAGATTAATTGCAGAACTACAAACTAAACTTAATATAGTTGGAGCAGTCAAAGGACCAGACTCAGTAATTTACGGAATTTCTTTACTTCAGGATTACGCATTGATTATAGATACTGAAAGTATTGAAATGATAAAAGAGTTAAATAATTATTGTTGGTTGGAGCGCAAAAGTAAAACACCAATAGATATGTACAATCATTGCTTAGATGCGCTAAGATACGCTGTAAGCTATCAATTAAGCGGTGGTTTGAGTTCAAAGGTTTACGTTTACTAAGGGATACATTAAAACAAAATAAAAGTCTATTAAATATGAAGATTGAAATTAATTTACCGAGTGATTTAAGCGAAGTTTCGTTATTGCAGTACCAGGAGTTCCTAAAAGCAACTGAAAATAACACAGACGAAGAGTTTTTATCTCAAAAGATAGTTTCTTTGTTTTGCAATATACCTATGCAGAACGTACAATTTATGAAGTTTACAGATGTTGCTGATATTGTTACGCACATGGTTAACCTATTCAATACAGATAAACACAAATTTGTAAATCGTTTCACTATTGGTAAAACAGAGTTTGGATTTATTCCGAATTTAGAAACAATTAGCACCGGAGAATATATTGATCTAGAAAATAATTTAAAAGATAATAAGGACTTGCATAAAGCAATGGCAGTAATGTTTAGACCTATCGTAAAAAACAAAAAAGATTATTACGATATAGAACCATATCAAGGCTCAAACACCTACGCAGAAGTAATGAAAAGCGCACCGTTAAATGTTGTACTTGGTGCAAAGGTTTTTTTTTGGAGTTTAGAGGTCGAATTATTGAAGCATTCCCTAGTTTATTTGGGCAAACTGATGCAAACGAAAACGATGACTTCAGCATTGAAACACAATTCTCAACTAAGTGGGGATGGTATATCTCAATCGATAAACTCGCTAACGGAGATGTTAGAAGATTTGACGAAATCACGGAGTTACAACTTCTTAAATGTTTAGCAAAATTAGATTTTGAAAGTGATAAAGCAAAAGTAGAACAAGCGCAATGGAAGAAAGCAAAAGGTTAATTGAAGTACGCAAAGAACTGGAAAAGTTTAAAAACGCTGTTATTAAGGAAAGCAGAAATAACCTTAAAAATATGCGTAAAGATACTTTTGGTAAATTGTCAAAATCTTTGCGTGGCCAGGTTAAGGTTTCTAAAAATTCCTTTGAGTTTGACTTTATGATGGAAGAGTACGGAATTTATCAAGACAAAGGAGTTTCAGGGATAAAAAAGAAATACAATACGCCACATAAATACACCAATAAAATGCCACCAACAAAGGCACTGGATAAATGGATTGTTAAAAAAGGAATTGCACCGAGAGATGACAAAGGAAAGTTTACATCAAGAGAGGGTTTAAAATTTGCTATTGCTAGAAAGATATACATTAACGGAATAAAACCGAGTTTATTTTTTACAAAACCATTTGAAAAATATTACAAAAGATTACCAAACCAACTGATAACAAAGTACGGTTTAGATTTAGATAAATTTATAGAATTTTCATTAAAAGATTTAAAATAAGATGCCATTAAATATTATTAATTCAAGAAGTCCGTACTTTGTATTTATTGAAGAAGCAGGAATAACAAATACGGAGCTATACATTTACCTTTGGAACGGTTACGGTAGCGCACCCGCAAATCCTACTTACATACTTTCAAAGGCGGCAACTTCGCAGGCAAGTACAATTAAGTACAATATTTCCCCTTACATTAGTGAGTTTATAGAACATGCAGTCAGGCAAAATATATACGATGAGAATGCTTATGCAACACCAATAGAACAATGGTGCAACGTAAAAGTAGATACCTATGCAGACGGAGATTTATTAGATTCAAAGGAATATTTAGGAGTTGTTGGTTACGGTTATTATAACGAATATGCAAACCCTTATAATGGACCTTATTTATTAAATCAAACAACTTATTACTATCCTTACAATATTACAATCGATCCTGCAGGAAACGAACTTAGGCAAGTAGGACAACTAACTATTAAGCCAGACGCTGGGGATTATGTTAAATGGACTAATTTAAATGATAATACGGAAATTGATTTAGTATTAGATTCTGATAATATTTTTGAGGATGTTTCAAATGTAATTCCTGATAATATTGCAGACGGAAACATGTT